AAACCTAACAGAGTGATTCTAACTGGTTTTAAATACCTTGTCAACTACTTGCCAACCAAAATTAATTGTGGTATTATAATTAATAATATATAAAAATCTAATATGCAATTATCGATAATGAAGAAAACTAAAAAAAGATCAGAACACTATGTAAGCAATAAAGAATTTCATAATGCTTTGATTCAATATAAAAAGGAAGTTGATATTGCCAAAGAAAATGGTGATCCAAAACCAATCATTCCAAATTATATTGGAGAGTGTTTTTTAAAAATTGCAACACATTTATCATATAAACCAAATTTTGTAAATTATATTTTCAAAGATGATATGATATGTGATGGAATTGAAAACTGTGTGCAATATATTCATAACTTTGATGTATCTAGATCAAATCCATTTGCATATTTCACACAAGTCATTTATTTTGCATTTTTGAGAAGAATCGCAAAAGAAAAGAAGCAACTTGAAATTAAAACCAAAATCATTGAACGTTCCGGTTTTGATGAAGTGTTTAGTGCAGACTCTTCAACTATGGGATTTGAATATGGGGATATGAATGGGATTAAAGATAATATCAATTACAGATTTTCTTCATGAAAGTTGCTATACTAACTGACACTCATTATAATTTCAAAAAAGGTAATAAAACCTTTCATGATTATTTTGAAAAATTTTATAAAAATATTTTTTTCCCCACATTAAAAGAAAGAAATATTGATACGGTTATACATCTTGGAGATATATTCGATAATCGTAAATCTACAGATTATTGGAGTATTGAATGGACGAAAAGAGTTGTATTAGATCCACTTAAAGATTATGATGTTCATGCTATAATCGGAAATCATGATATCTTTTATAAGAATACAAATAAATTAAATAGTCCCCATCTTCTTCTTAAAGATTATAAAAATATTCATACTTATGCATATTCTAAAGAAGTTAATATTGATGGTAGAGAAATTCTTTTTGTTCCTTGGATTGCCCCAGATGAACAAGAAAGAACTATTTCACTAATTGAATCTACTTCAGCAAAAGTTGCAATGGGACATCTTGAACTTGGAGGATTTTATGTTCATAAGGGACATCTTCAAGAAACTACAAGATATGATGAATATTTTAAAAAATTTGATAGAGTCCTTTCTGGACATTATCACACCAGAAGTGATGATGGTAGAGTTTATTATATTGGCAATCCATACCAAATGTATTGGAATGATTATAATGACAACAGAGGATTTATCATTTTCGATACAGAGGATTTAAGTATTGAATATATTAATAATCCTTATGAGATGTTTAAAATCATTTATTATGATGAAGATAATCTTCAAAAGAATCTCTCTGAGTATGAAAATTGCATTGTCAAAATTATTATAAAAAATAAAACAAATCAAAAAAAATATGAAAAGTTTTTTGATTCTTTGCTTAAAATAAAACCTTATGAAATTAAAGTAATTGAAAATATAGTAGTTAATTCCGATTTTGATGAAGAAGAATTTGTATTAAATGAAGACACTTTATCCTTATTGAAAAAATATGTGGATGAATCTGAAATTCAGTTAAATAAAGATAAGATAAAAAATATGATACATTCAATTTATCAAGAGTCGTTTCAAATGTAATAATGTACATACTAACCATTTGTGGAAATAGTTCGGACGGAGCTTTCGCAGTTTCAAACGAATACGGAGAAAAAGTTCTTTTAATGTTTGTCAATGAAGATGATGCTGCTCGTTATTTGATGATGTTGGAAGAACTTGGATATTCCGATATTGAAGTTACTGAAGTTAATCCACAATCTGCAATATTAACTTGCGAGCATTTCAATTATCAATATGCTATAATTACCCCTAATGAATTAATAGTGCCTCCTAATTATGATTTTATTTCAAAAACTAAAGTATAAAAATTTTCTATCATCGGGAAATTATTGGACAGAAATTGATTTTACCTCAAATAGTTCTACTCTTATCATCGGACAAAATGGAGCAGGAAAAAGTACAATGCTTGATGCATTAACTTTTGTTTTGTTTAATAAACCATTTCGTAAAATTAATAAAGGACAACTTGTAAATACCGTCAATGAAAAAGATTGTTCTGTTGAATTAACTTTCAAAATTGGCAGTACAAATTATAAAATTGTTCGTGGAATTAAACCTAATATTTTTGAGGTTTATAAAAATAATGAAATTTTTGATCAACTTGCCGCATCTACAGATCAGCAAAAATGGTTAGAGCAAAGTCTTCTTAAATTAAATTATAAGTCTTTTACTCAAATTGTAATCTTAGGATCATCTAGTTTTATTCCATTTATGCAGTTATCTTTACAACATCGTAGAGAAGTTGTAGAAGACATTTTAGATATTAGAGTCTTCTCTACAATGAATGAAACTGCAAAAGTTTATATTAAAGAGTTAAAGGATGAACTTAAACAACTTTTATATAAAAAAGATTTAAGTGAAGACAAAATTCAAAATCAAAAAGATTTTATTGAAAAACTTGAAAAAAATGAAAAAGATTCTATTAAACAAAAAGAAAATAAAATTAATGATCTTTTAAAGTTGAATGAAAATATAGTATCAAATAATCAACAACTTGATATTCAAATTAAAACTTTGAACGATCAGATTGATGAGTTTTCTAGTGCTTCTGATAAATTGAAGAAACTTGTTTCACTTAAAGGTAAAATTCAACAAAAAGTTATTACAATTACGGAAGATCATAAATTTTTTACTGATAATACTGTTTGCCCTACTTGCAAACAAAATATTGAAGAAGAGTTTAGATTAAATAAAATTAATGATGCTCAACTGAGTGCAAAAGAACTTCAAAAAGGATATCAAGAACTTGAAACTGCAATACAAGATGAGGAAAAAAGAGAACTTGAATTTAATAAACTTTCAAAAGAGATTATCTCATTAAATCATGAAATTTCCAAAAATAATTTTAGCAATATTCAGTATCAAAAACAGATCAATGAATTGCAGTTGGAAATTCAAAACATTACCGATAGCACTCAAGAAAGAGATATTGAAAATACAAAATTAAAACAACTCAATCAAGAATTTAAAAATATCATTAACGACATTGCCATTAAAAAAGAAGAATTATCTAATTATGAGTTTATTGTTTCATTGTTAAAAGATGATGGAGCAAAATCAAAAATTATTAAAAAATATCTTCCAATTATTAATCATAACTTAAATAAGTATTTGGATCTACTTGACTTTTCTATTAATTTTACATTAGATGAAGAATTTAACGAAAAGGCATTGAATCCAATTTATGATGATTTTTCATATGCTTCATTTTCTGAAGGTGAAAAAATGAGAATTGATTTGGCACTATTATTCACCTGGAGAGAAATTGCCAAAGTTAAAAATTCTACAAATACAAATTTGTTAATACTTGATGAAGTATTTGATAGTTCTTTAGATGACTTTGGAACAGATAATTTTACCAAAATTATCAGATATGTAATTAAAGATTCTAATGTATTTGTGATTTCTCATAAAACCGAAGAATTAGAAGACAAATTTGAAAATGTTCTAAAGTTTCAAAAGCAAAAAGGATTTAGTGTTTTACTTGACACCTAATGACTCTCGTGCTATATTAAATTGAAATCTAATTTTTGTTTATGTCCGACAATCAAAATAATTTTTGGAAATATGAAGAGAATAAAACTCTAAAAGAAATTGAAGAATATATTGTGGGTACATACAATGCTCACTATGCTTCAGAAAAATCTAAAGTACAAGTTCTTGATATTATTGATGCAATTGGTGATGGTGTTCCATTCTGTCGTACTAATTTAATTAAATATTCTGCTCGTTTTGGAAAAAAGAATGGATTTTCAAAACTTGACGCAATGAAGATTATTCATTATGGTATTCTTCTATATCACTTTGCTGGATTTCACAACCAAACTAAAAATAATAATGAAACTTACTGAAAATATTATGATTGAAGATATATTTTTGCCAGATGATTTTGAGTGGGGAGAACTTTCTAAAGAATCTGCCGATTTCATTTCTTCTGAAATTTACTATCATAAAATTTATGATTTTTGGCAAAAAGTTCAACCCAATGATATTGTTGTAGATATCGGATCTAGTGTTGGACCATTTGCAAATTTAGCATTACAAAGGAATGCCCAAAAAGTTTATTGTATAGAACCTTCATTAAATTTGCTTAAAACAAACTATAAAAATAATTTCAAATATGTGGTGGATAAAGTTGAAAATCCTTTATATGTCATCAATAAAGCAATTAGTGATAAAAATTACGATACTCTTATTGAATCAAATTTTATCAATGTATATGGAAATTCTAAACTATGTTCCCAAATTACTTTTTCAAAATTAATTGAAAAGTATAAAATTGATAAAATTAATTTTTTAAAAATTGATTGTGAAGGTGGAGAATATTCCATTTTAACTGATGAAAATTATCAATATCTTTCAAAGAATGTTGATTTTATTTCATGTGAGGTTCATGGAAATAATTGTATGGAATATGGAAATTATAATTTTGTTTTGATGAGAGATACTTTTTTGAAAAAATTTCCTCGTAAAAATATTAAAATAATGTGCTATGTTGATGAAGTTAATACGGATGTTACTGATTGGATTTTTACTAATCAAGGTGTAGATCATATTTTAAATGATACCGAAGTTATGCTTTACATTAAAAACAATTAATTACTAATAATGAAACTTACTGAAAATACTATTGCCATTCTCAAAAATTTTGCGGGAATCAATCAATCAATTCTTGTAAAGCAAGGTAATAAACTCAGAACAATTTCTGTAATGGGAAATATTCTTGCAGAAGCAATTGTTCAAGAAGAGTTTTCTAAAGATTTTGCAATTTATGATTTGAATCAATTTCTAAATGGTCT